TTCTTAAAAATGGGTATAAAAAGACCACCGGCCATTTCTGACTGGTGGTATCAGTTGGTCTGATAATAAATATCATCCCTTATTGATTCAAGCATATATGTTTTCGCTGATGGCTCATAATTTGCGTCCATCCAATATACCGACTCATCTTCCACAAAAAGCATAAAATCAATTTTGGTATCCACATCTACTTCAAATACTCCATTATTTTCACAATTCAGTACTCTCTGAACCAGCTCATTGTCAGGATACATTTCTTTAAGAAATTCGATCTGCTCTTTTTTTAGTTCAAATCTTCGCATTTCCATTTGCTATTCTCCTTACATAGTCTGCATCTGTTGGATTGCATTGAATCAGAATCCCCGTCTCAGGATCTAATGAGACTGTTCCATGTCTGCCAATATATTTCTGGCTTTTTCTTGAATCAGGATCCGTTCTCGTAGGAAATACTTTCGCCGGATTCTCCAGCGCATCCCGTATTCCTTCCACGGTAACTCCTGATCGTGATCTTCCCGTTTTTGGATCTTTCATGGTTCCGATTACTCTGTCCATGAAATGTTTACTCTGTCTGGTTACTGCTGTTCCCTCAGAAGTCTTTATACCAACAACTTTTTCATTGATTTCATCATAAATCTTCTGATAATTCTCAAATCCAGATAACGGAGATATCGTGCCTTTATCTACAGAACGTGCATAAGTCCTGAGCAGTTCCCACTTCTCAGGTTCATTATACTTCATTTCCTGGAAGTCTGCAAAATGTTTCGGCATGTCTTTTCCAAGGAGTTCCCGGTACCGATCATACTGTTTCCTGTCTGATGCAGCGTTCTTGACTGCCTTTTCCTGGGCTTCTGCTTTTGGATTTCCTTTGACGTATTTCTCATACCACTGTTCATAGGTCATATCCGCAGGAACCATCTCTGTACGCCCTGTTTCCGGGTTGTAAGCACTTCTTTTCATGTTCCTGAGGATTTTATCATCTATGACAGAAATCGTTGTAGAGCGGCAATATGGATGCATGGGAGGATAGTTCACTCCGGCTTTCCGGTCTTTCACTGGAAAAACCTTTCCATCCAGCTCTCGGCAGATCTTACTGGTACGAAGATCCAGCACAGCTACATAGCGATAATTCTTGATCCCGCAGTCAATATAACTCTGTGCAGTCAATTCTCCTGCCATGTAACAGGATTCTGTTCTTACCAATCGCCTGGCCTGCTTTGCTCCCCCTCCGCACTGAGCCTGAATGGATTCCGCTGTTTCCCGGTCGGTCCGGCCGGTAAGGAGGCTGATCAGCAGTTCATCCTTCAAGGAATCTGCAAGCTGCTGTGTGTTCTGCCAGATACGGTCTGAAAAATGTTTTCCGGACCATTTCATCTGCAGAGCCTGATTGATCTGTTTCCTGCTTACATGAGAGAAGCTGAATGCCAGACCGGTTTCTTTCTGCATATTGTAGATGGAATGATAATAGGCTTTTTCGCCTAGCTGTTCCAGGAGCCTTGTATCAAACAGTTTCTCCTGCTGGTATACCTGCTGCATCACTGTATCCACCTGTGTCATAAGATCCTGCAGGCGTTCCAGTCTTGCACGGTACGCCGGAGCTTCCATCTGTTTCAGAATCTCACTGTCCCTTTTCCGGTTCTGGATTTCCTGTTTCAGCTGATCAATGGAGTTTTTATCCTGGATGGAATTTATGATCTGCCAGGCTTCCGTTTCTGACAGACCATACTTTGTCATGAACTTCTCGAAGATATCTCTTGCGGCATACTCCAGCTGGAGAGAGGCTTTCCGGTATACTCTGGCAATGAGATCTGCTGTCTCTTCTGCATCCTCCATAAACTGATACATATCCCAGGCAGATCTCTGTTCCCAGTATTTCCTACTCATCTACTTTTTCCCCATCATCAGGATCCTGCTCCGGTGGCGTATTGTCCTGCAGTCCAAAGACTTCCTGCTGCCGCTTCAGATTCTCTTCTTCCTCTGTTTCCAGGGCTTTCAGTTCCTCATCCACATCATCCACAAACGGGACCTGGGAAAGCAAGGTCTTACGGCTTACCTTTCCCCACAGATTTGCCACGATCTGGGATATCTCCAGGAGATTTTTCGGCAATGCTCTGGTGAACGTCATCGTGATTCCGGATGGATCGATGCTGATTCCATGCAAAGCCAGGTAGTTACAGAAGATCCGAATTCTTTTTCTCAGACCTTTTTTATAATATCTGGTCTTGATCTTTGTGATGTTTTCCATGCCCAGGAGCTTGAATTCCATAGCCACACCACTGACATTCCCTCCGAAGCTTTCATCTGACATACAGGGAATGTGGGAAAACTTATGGATATCCTGCTCAATGGCTTTCTTAAGGATCTCCACACCACTTTCATCAAAAGTCCTGGTCAGATATTCTGCTTTGGCTGTGTCCGGCATCTCAAGAACCTTGTACTTTTTAAGACGGGCTTTGGCCTTTCGGATGCTCTCGTCTTCATCCTCAGTGTTCGGTTCGTCCTCATCGGTCAGCAATGTTCCATAGATGGCCAGGATTGCATCAATAAACTGCTCCTTATCGGTCACACGATCGCTCATCAGCGCATTATATGCATCGATCAGTGGGATCTGCAGTTCAAAATCTCCGATGGCCAGTTTATTGTTCAGGTATTCAATGATCGGGATCTCACCAAGATAATGTGGCACCGCCAGCTCTGTGGTTGCCTGGATCGTATTGTTGTTCTCGATGTCCAGCTCGTACTTATAGTTTGTGGTCACTACTGTGGCCATATAGTGGTCCGGAAGCTTTCCGGAATCATCTTTCCGGATATAATAATAGACAGCAAAGAGTTCGTTTTCCTCTATGCTGTCGTCTTTTACCATAAAAGTATTCTCCGCAGACAGGTTCTTGGTCTGCAGGTTATTCTCGTTTTCCTTCACATAGACATATTCATAAGCCAGACCGTAGATGGATGCCTCAAGGCCGTTATCCCCGTCTGTTTCATCCGCTCCGGCCAGCTCCAGTGCATCTGTAAGGGGTTTGATGTCTCCCTCTGATTTGTAAGTCACCGGGTTGCCGATAAAATAGCTACTGGCTGTATCAGAGATGTCTTTTGCATGATTGCACACAAGACGGTTTTCCCGTTTGGTCTCATCCAGGATCTTGTGCTTTCCTTCGTAGTAGGACATATTCTTCTTCAGCCGGTCCACCATGCTGATGTGTTTGCTGATCAGCTGGCGGATCGCCTGCTTATCCGGATTTAACTCATCGAAACTTTCTCTCGGTATTGTAAATGTGTATATTTTTCTCACCTCCTTATCTCTCGGAAACGTGCAGCTTTTCTGCCGATTATGGTGCTGCATAGGTACCTCACAGCGTCACAACAATGATCGAATTGTTTCACCGGTTTGTCTTCTCCTCTCTCCAGGGCTTTCTCATCCCAGATGTAAGAAGCAAATTCTTTTATGGTTTCTTTACAGGAAGAAGCAAAGACAATCTTCTCCAGGTTCAGAAGCATTCCAACCAGCCGGATTCCATCCAAAACGTCATTGTTGGCTTTCAGGACCTTATATCCTCGTTTCCGGAGTTCTGCAATAAAAGAAGCGGCCGATGGATCCACAATGATCGCTTTGATCTTGGTTCCATCCAGCCACTCTTTCAGGTCGTCTGCATATTCGGAATCTGTTTTCTGTTTACCTTTGTCTCTTCCGGAATAGTAATACTCCCGGATGCAGTACCATTTCCCGTTGGTTCCTTTATTCCACAGAAGGAATACTGTGGCGTTCTGTGTACCATAGTCACAGGAAACATACCTGTTCCCGTTGATCAACAACTGATAGAAATCTTTGATGTCCTGGACATGTTTGTTCTCATCGAACATGTCGTAGATGATTCCCTCTGCTGCCGCCCACAGTCCCATGATGTAACGTTTAAAGAATACTCCAACGTACATGCTCCTGTATCTGGCCTTGATTTCTTCATCCAGGGACAGGTTATCGTCCATAGTGAAGTGGAGATACAGAATATCTTTCAGACCGGGATCTTTCCCCTCTGCGGCCGCCTGCTGCATCCTCCGGGCAGTTTCTTTTTTTCCCAGATATCCGGTGGACTTATCTATCCAGTTCTGTTTGAACCAGTGATACGGGCCATCGGGGTTGCAGTTAAACCAGAACTTTGAACCTTTTACAGAGCATCGGCCTGTTGCCTGGTTTACAAAGGATTCCGGCATCAAGGCAACTTCATCAAAGAACACGCCGGCCAGGGTGATTCCCTGGATAAGATCCTGAGATCTTTCATCCTTGCCACCGAAGATGTAGAAGTAATTTTCTTTTCCGTCTTTTCGGATGGTCAGAAGGTTGTCTGCCCTGTGATCCGTGATGGAATATCCTCTTGAACGAAGCATCAGCTTCAGCCAGAACAGAACATTTCGCCGGAAGGATCCTATGGTCTTTCCGCACATAGCAAAGTTTTGACCAGTGAAGGTGCTCATGGCCCACATAACGAACGATAAGGACATGCTGATTGTTTTTCCTGATCGGATTGCTCCATCAGCGATAACTCCGTCCATATCGTGAACCGGGGATTCTTTGCACCACCAGGTCAGGACCTGCTTCTGTTTTCTTGAGAACGGAGAAAAATGAAACGTCTGGCCTGTCTGTCTATTGGCTCTGTTGGATTTCATTTTCTGCAGCTTATCTTTCAGGGTTTTGAGTTTTTCATACATCCTCATCACCCCAGACATTCTGTGCTGTTGCATTCATAGCTTCCAGGAAGCCATCATCTGTGGTCTCTTCTGCTTGGTTATCCTGCTTCAGCATCTCGAATTCAAGCTGCATGGTTGCTAGTTCCAGTTTTGCATCGTCATAACCAAATTTATGCAGCATCTCGATTGCTTTCTGCTGCCGGGCCTGGACTCTTGTCAGAGCATCCTCTATGGCCTGGATCTGGCCAAGGATGCCTTCATACTTTCGAAGTTCTGTTAGTTTTCCTTTTTCGAGACCAGAAGTATATTCTGTTACAGACATTCCGCATGGTACCGAATCTTCTTCAGATCCTGTCTGTGCTTCCAGTTCACGGAGAGACTGGATTCTTTTCAGCATCCGGCGTTCCCTGACTGCAAGAAGCTGGATTTCTCTGAGAAGCAGCTGTTCTTTGTCCGGCCTGATCATCTCTGCCAACGTTCTTTCTTCCGGTTCCAGGGTATCAAAAAAGAGAGTTTCAAACTCTCCTGTCCTGACTGCATTCTTATTTCCCGGCGGGCCGGTTCCTCCATGCCCCTCCGCATTTTTATTTCCGGGCTGTCCGCCCTTCTTTTTCGCAACGTTGCGTTTATTCTTTTGCAACGTTGCATTATCCCATTTATATCTATTTTTCCAGCTTCGGATTGTCCCTACCGGGATTCCAAGCTTTTGAGAAACTTCAATTAATTTCACTCCAGAAGCATATAGTTTTCTGGCTTCTTCAACTCTCTGATCTGGTGCTCTTGGCAAGCCTCACCACCTCTCATTCGTTTCGTTTTTGATATTTGTAAATTACAGTCCTGCCGGCACCATAGTGACAGCCGATTGCCGCCACGCCGAAAGGAGGTGCGCTAACACTTACATACAGTGAATCCATGCGTAAAGTATGTATGTGCTGGTGCCGTGCACGCTGTAGGAAAAAAGTACATTAGAAAAGCACCCCGAAGGGTGCCTATGTATCATTGTCTCTTTTCAAATATTCTTTTCTTTAATTCATCTACTTGCTTATCAGTATATCTCTTCCGTGGTATATGAAGTAAATTTAACAACTGTATCATTTTCTCAACCGAAAGCAGAAAATAAAATATGCTAATTACAAGAGATATAATTTCAATATAAAAGAAAAATTCTCTAATTACTAAAAAATATTTTTTACCAATTATAGTCGATAAAAACCCAAGATTTATTTTCAATACCCAAAATACTGAAATGAATATTGAAATTGCTCCAAAAATTATAGAATGCCCAATAACAATATTTCTTTTCTTTAATATATCCGTTCCTTCAAGTTTTTTTATAAGCTGATCATCAGACATCGTTAACAATATTCCTAAATTTGTCAATGCAAATCCACTAAATATAGAATTAATTGTCAATATATTTGTATGATATTCAGGGATATTATCTTGTGGCATCGGAATAACTATATAATTCATCTTATGAGCAAATATACTTAAAATTAAGGCCATTAATCCAACACCCAATATCTTTGTCACATAATTTTGTTTATAAAGAAACTTCACATTTATCTTCTCCTATCGATCAGCTATGCCTACAATTAGATCATAATTTTCTTCATATGCCTTATGTAATCCAACACGAAACTGCTCAACTACGTCTTGCAAATTATAATTCACTTTCTTTCCATATTCAGTTCTATATGTCTTAACATCTATTGGATAAGTAAACATTTTTGCATTTAAATCAAAATTTCTACTATTAAATTTTTCTGAGTTTCCTCTAACTACTGTCTTAGAAAAATTCCCCTTTCTTTTAAACAAAACATCCAATATGTTTCTTACAGTTTCTTTTTTTCTTGATAACTTTCCATACGGTATTGGCTTCAATGATATTGATGTAGAAAAAACATCATCCTGTATCATTTCCCTGATTACTTCTTCATCTAAGCCAAGAACGCTTTGTAAAAACTCAGCATCTGGTGTAGGTACTTCAAATTCAAGTTTTGATATCTGAGGAGATTCTGAATTATATAATACTCTAATCCCCTCCTCATTAGGTATATTATGAAATTCCAACTTGTATTCTGATGTATATGCTTCAATAGCCTTTCCCAATGCTTTTGTTCCAGGTGCCCCTTTTGCGTTAACAATGGATACAATTCCTTTTTTATAATCATACAAAAAGAACGTAAATACTTCTATTCCCTGCTTTCTTGATTCAGCATCGGTAAAAACTTCATCTGCTTGTAATGTCTGATAATCTCGTTTTAGCATTGCATTATTCAACTTTTTTCTACATGCTCTTCCAAACAAATAATTCTTATCTTCAAAAAAATCCATTACTTCTTTTGGCTCTACACTATTTGGCTCAATCTCTGGAGAAAGATCTATCGATTTATAATTACTATGAATCGTACTTTTTTTCTTAATTTCATCAAAAATGCTTTTGATAATCTTGTAATCTTCTTCTCCATCGTTTGCACTATTTTTCAACACTACTTTAAAGAATTCTACTGTCATTGATGCCATCCACAGATCCCCCATAAAATATAATTTGCTTAAATCATACTCCATCATTTGACATTTTTCAACAAACAATGTTTATGATTCACATCTTATAAGGTATTTACATTATAGAACATTTGTTCTTACATGTCCATATTGGAAATATACACAAAAAGAACCTCGTAATTTCTACGAAGTTCTTTCTGTAAATTATATTTAAGGGATTATCGCTGCCAGAGTGTAGGCTGGCTCTGGCAGCTTGTTGCAAGAAGGAGCCTCGTCGTCTCTGCGCCTTTGGCTTCTATTGTATTCTATAACGACTTTTCCGACCTTTCCGACCTTTTTTTATTTTATATCACTTTTTTTGAGATATTCGTCACGAATATGCAATCTCGGATAGTCCGGGCTCTGGGAATATCCTGTCTTTTCTGCTATCTTCTCCCAGGTCATTCCCTGCTGGTAGAATGCCTTGAACACATATCTTGTCTGGCCATCTTCAATGCTCTGGATCCATCGTTCCACTGCTGCCGCCTGTGCCATTTTATGATCATACGTGTGTTTTCTCCGGTCATATCGTGCCTGGTCGAATCCAACTACGCTCTGTGGCCGCGCAAAGCCTGTGCTGTAATCAAATATCGTACTGTTTCCAAGACCTGCCTCCCCCTGTTTCATTTCAGCCAGTTCCATGCTGAGGACCGGTATTTCCCTCTTTAACTTTCTGTAGTTATCCAGAAGCTTCCTGGTGATCTTGATCTCGCCCACTGGTATCCTCCCCTTTCGATCTTTTAGCCGGGAACGTGTATGCTCCCGGCTTTCTCTGCATTTCTTTTATTTATCCGCAATCACGGCATCGGCTCCCTGGACTGTAACCCAGCCGTTTTTGTAGTGAGCTTCTGCCTCCTTCATCTTGATCAGCTCGTCCGTGATGGATGCACTGAGTTCGTTATTATCCTCTGCCTGTGCTTTTGCCTTAATCTTTGTGTTCTCAGCTTCAGCTGCAGCCTTGACCTTGGTTTTCTTTGCATCTGCTTCGGCCTTGGTCAACTCAATCTGAGCATCCGCTTCTGCCTGAAGTTTTTCTGTTTCCTTCTGGACTTTTACTTTTTCCTGCTCTGCCTGCGCCTGCTGTTTTTCCTGTAGGGCAGTAACACGATTATCAATGGCCTGTTTCAGCTTTTTATCCGGATGCACGTCCACGAAGCATCCAGAACTTCAATGCCATACTTTTTATGAAAATCCTTGTTAAGATATTCCGTGATGGCATTGTTCAGTGCGGATCTGTTCCCGGAATAGATATCCATCATTGAATAATCTGTCGTAATTTCGGAAATCTTTGATTTCAGGACAGTTTTTACACGGTTTTCGATGATATCCTCTCCGTCCATTCCTTTAAAACGCTTGTATGTATCAATCACTGTGTCCGGATCATACCGGTAACTCATCTGGAAAGATACTGCAATACTGGCATCGTCTGATGTGGCCACTTTAAAAGAATCATCCTCTTTACTGCCGTCCCTTTTGTCCTTTGTGAGAACGAGGATCTCGTTACTGGTACTAAATTCCTTTACTTTGTTCATCGGTGCGATAAAATGCATTCCCGGGGTGAGTACTGTGTCCTGTACTCCATCTTTATAGTTGTAGACGATACCAACTTTACCTGTGCCGATAAAATCCATTCTTGATACTGTGTATCCTCCGCCAAGAACTGCTACTGCTGCCACGATTCCGATAATAATCTTACTTTTCATTTTTGTTCTCCTTTTCTTTGATAGCTTCTTTTACTTTGTTGTATGTTTCATCTTCAATCTCGAATTTCTTCTGCTGCCGCCTGATTGACAGGATCACTCTGCTTCCTATCCAGGCCAGCACCAGGGCTGCAATTCCGAACACCATACCGGAACCAAGAAATATTACCCACATTGTTCTCATCTCCTCTGCGACCATTCTTTTCCTGTTTTCTTTTCTCTTATCACTGCCACCTCTAATCCTAAACGACCAGCTATATTGTTGAGTAAGCAATAGTCGTTATAGACGTGTGTCGGCATCCGGCTGGCCCTCCGGATTGCTTCTCCTTCTGTTGGTGCTGGGTAACCTTCGTTGTTTTTATAACTCATTGTTGTTCACCTCCTCCCAGTCAAGTGCTTGACCGCATTTATGGCAATAATTACTATTTCGATAAATATTTTCTTCTCCACATATAGGACATGTGCCTATGCACGTGTAATATCTTCCTAAAAAATCATTAACCGCCCTCATATCCTTCATTTTTATAGGAATCTGCTTTTCCAACGCTTCAATAGCTGTATCATATGTCTGAGTTCTCTTTTTCTGTTGTATGGCAACAATTTCTCTAAGTGCTTTCGTGGTACCAAGCTGTTCCATAACACCTGCAGAAATATTTCTTTCAAATTTCAACTCTTTTATTGCTTCTTTTTTATCCACGTTTTTCCTCCATTTCACTGAGTCTTTCCTCTGCATCTTCACGTCTGGCAAATACAATCTGCTTGACCTTGCCGGCTTTTATGTAATGCAGTGTATTTCCTTCCAGGTATGGATAGTGTATCTCTTTCCAGTTTTCTGGAAGAAGATCTGATGCACCAGGGCAGTGCTGATACAGAATGCAACTGCTGCAGGTTCCATCCTCACTGGCCGGCTGGCTTCTGCATCCCTGGATCAGTGTGTTATATGCTGACAGCATCAGCTCTGGTGTGATGTCCATCTTCTTCTCATGTCGCTTCATTCTGACCTTCTTTCCTGCTGCCCAGTGATGCTCGCAGGAATCTTCGTCTTCTACAAGAATCCCTTTGCGGTCGCAAAGACCATCATCGTTGTTGATACAGGTTTTACATGTGCTTTCCATTATTTTCTCCTTTCTGCCATGATCCGGTTGAAATTCTCTACGTTTCTGGTGTTTATCCGATATTTCACTCTGTCTGGGATTTTCTCTGTGCAAATGCGTTTGTATGTTACTGCTCCGATACCAGTGTAATATTGGAATACCCACGTCTGGAAATTGTGTGGGAGCTTTACAAGCCGGTATCCGCACTTTCTGTTGAACAGTTTCTTTTTCTGCCTTTTGTTCACTTCATCCTCCCTGCTGCCTTTAACATCCACTTCCGGTATCTGTCCCATTCCGCCAGAAGCTCGACATCTAAAACCTTGCTCAGTTTGATATCCTCCGGGATGATACGGTATTTCTTGTTCACCAGTGCGAGATTGGCTGCTGCCTGGGCTACATTATTCTTTGTGCAGCCGGTCCTTTCTGTGACCTGTCTGGCTGTCAGCAAGTCGTCAAATACTTGCTTCCCGTTCTGGTCAACCACTTTATACAGGTTCATTCTCTTTCTCACTGTTTTCCCCTATCTCTACCGGATCCAGATAGTTCCGGCCGAATATCTCCATGAATTCCTTGTGACTATGCTGCTTTTCAAATAATCTCTGTGCTGTCCGCTGTAACTCATGACGGATACGGGCGTTGTTGTGCACTGCTTCCGGGCCGTAGATGTGATGATCATGGCACAGGTATACTTTCAGGCCGTACTCTTCAGAATTTTTCCGGTTTGGTCCTCCAAATATGTGATGCTCGTCCAGGATTCTGTGTTCATTCCAATTGTCATGGAGTGTTACGCAGAGATAACATGTCCTGCTGTTTTTATCATGTAGGATACTGGCCGGATGGCGCATTCTCTTTTTCTTTGTTTTTGCCTTTGGGAATAACATTTCTGCCCCTTTCCGGGGAGGTCAGGGCCTCCCCTTATGTAGTTGCGATATATTTTGATTTTCAAAAACACCCTTTACTCAATCCATGGACGTCCTTTTTTGTCCACTTTTCCACACAGCCATTCTTCCCAGAAGCTGATTTCTCGTAATCTGGAAAACGGTATACTTCCAAAGGTCCGCATTGCTGCTGCCACGTAATCCGCCCAGCCGTATAATGTGAGCGTTTCAAGATATTCTTTCCGGGTTATTGCTTTTTCTGGAATAGTTTCATTGTTTTCCGGTACCGGGCCAGACTTCTGATCTTCTCTATGGATCTCCGGTACAGAATCTTCGGGCTTCTTCTTTGGGATATCTGGTTCCGGCATATATTCCGGATGCTGATCGATACTGTCCTGTCCAGGGATCTGTTCTTCCGGTTGCGCCGGCGCAATCTCTGGTTTTTCAATCACCTTCTCGGCTGAAATATCATCATGTACCTTCCCGGTGATTTCACCGCTATACTCTGGCATTTTCGGTTCCACAGGTTCTTCCTGTTTCTGGGCTGTTGCCCCCTCGTCTGGCAGTACCCCGAAGCATTTTTCCCAGGTATGGGCCCCTGCATCGTACTCATCGAACAGGCTGTGCACCACATCCAGGAAATATCGATACGTGATATCCACCGGTGTCTCCCCGAACACCTTGACCATGATCCCTTTTGATTCTTCATAAAACATCAGGTATACGGTGCCTTTCCGGTAACTCCTGCTGCCGGACGGGCTGATCATCTCCGCCAGGTCTTTTGGCTCCATGATTGAGCTATACACTGCATTAATGATCTCTTTATTCTCCCTGCAAAACTCCTGTATCGTTGCTTTCAGCTTTTCTTCCGGGCTTTTTGCATCTTTCCCAGTCAAGCAGCCGGGCCGGATCTGATTCATTTTCTTTTTCAAACCTCTGGAATTCTCTGATATCCTCCCTTTTTACTTCCGGCGTGAACATCTGCCGGTCTGTTTCCTGTACCTGTAGGAGTTCGGTCAGCTGTGAGAACTTAAATTCCCGGTACTGTTCTTTCAGTTCCGGTGTGTCCCCGTCTGCAGAATATGTTTCATATACGTTCATAAAACGGCTGACACCGGTCCTGTTCATTCCATATTCTGCTGCCGCAAATTCGGCTATGCTGCTGTATCCGTCATTTTTATAAGCACCTGACCGGTCGATCCTGGTCAGCTGCCATCCGATCCGGACAAAACTCTTTACGATACCTCCAAGATTATTTTTGATGTCGTTTTTGCTCTGGATGTATTCATCCATGCTCAGCTGTACATATTCCATGCTTTCCTCCTTATGCGGTCACTGACTTTATCTGATCTTTTTCTTTTAATGCTTTTATGTATCTCCTCAGATGCCTTTCTATCCTGATTTCATCCGGCTTTGTATCCCGGATCCCATACCACTGCAGGATCTGTGTCCCACAGATCTCTATTGTGATATACGGTGTTTCCGGTGCTGACTTCGAACGCAGGAAAAGGATCGTGCTCCGGCCGGTGTTATGCTTATTCAGATAGCTGTCCCCGCCGACGCAATGATGTAGGATTCTTCCTTCTGCAACGATCTCTTCTGCTGATCTTGCCGGCCGTATCAGATAATCCTCGTCTTCGTAAAAATATTGATTCCTCAGACCCCTGTAGTTCTTTCGGATGTCCGGATATTTTTCGCTAACTGCCTGTTCTCTCTTGCGGATTTCTTCCGCATTTGTCTCAATGACCATCTGGTCATGGGCAAGCCTCAGGTCTCTCGGAAAAAGGAAAATCTGGTTATGCAGGTCATACCCCCTCTGTATCCGCATATGCAGATAATCCACATAAGTGCGGGTTACGCCGCTTACAGCACTTGCCATCCTTCCACACATGGGTTCCTGCATAGTATCCGGGATCCCGCATCCGGAATACTGCTCTATCCTGTGCATGAACTTTGCTACTGTGGTATATTTCAATATTTCTTTCAGATCGCTCTGCCGTACCTGGCTTTCCGCAAGGAATATGCTTTCCTGTACTGTCACGTGGAGTCCCATCCGTTTCTCCATCTGCCACACTTTCAGATAGTCAGGGTTTCCCTGCAAGGTCTTCAGGTCCCTGAGCCTTCTTTTATAGATTCCAAGAAAACATTCCGGCTTTATGGCATCCTTGTCTGCTATGATCCCGCAGTAGCCCTCTACTATGGATTCCGCTATATGATATAATCCCATTTTCACAAACATCTCTATCTGCGGCCATTGGATATATCTTTCGAGGTATTCTTTCAGGTTGTACATGGTCTTATGTTTTCCATACATCTCTGCTGCCGAATATCTCAGGAATGTGGTCCGGAGTTCTTTGTAGCTTTCCGGATATATCTTTGCTGCTTTGATCGAAATGTTGTTCATTCCGCACAAATTGCAGTCATCCCAGAATTCTCCGGAGTAAGAACTAAATTTATGATAATCTGTCTGTGGCCTTTTTCCTTTTTCCAGGTAAGTCCTTGCGATCTCAGTTATGATCATCTTTTCGCCTGCGCCTATCATTCTCTCTTTTTCATCCAGGAAAGTATCCAGTCTGTATATCTTTTCTATCTCCACATATCTGATCACTGCTCCATCATCCTTATATCTCTGTGCAATAAAGCAGTTCATCCCATGCCCCCATACTCCTTTGGCCTTTCCCTGGGCTTTATATATACCTGTAGCACCACAATGAGGGCACGTTCCCACCGAATCATGTTGCGGGACCGGGATTATCTTTTCAAACTGTCCCTCGTAGGTGTCTTTACTTCTGACCGCTGCCTCTGTCACCTGTCCGCATGCAGAGCAGGCTATATCCGCATATCTTCCATGACGCTTGTAGTACAGGAAGTGTTCTGTTCCGATGCCTGTTTTTTTCGCCCAGTCTTCCAGCCCTTTCGGAAGCGGTGGGGTGTTCTGTTCCCGTTCTTTAAGCCTGTCCGCACGTTTGTCTTCCCTTTTCTGGACTCTTTGCGCTTTGATGTTATAGATCAGACTCTGCAGGGCACCTACCCAGGTGGTGTATTTCCGTTCCCACGTATCTCCGGCAAACTTCCACACTATATCTCCCTGGGACCTAGCCATATAACACTTGTTGTCTCTTTTTTTGCAGTTACTGCCGATCTTTTCCCTTTCTTCATCCAGCCCTGCTGCTGACCAGACGCCTGCATCCGGATAATACAAGCCCCAGTCCTTCTGGGTAAACACCATCCGGATCCACGGGGTCTGCAGCTCCCGTTTTTTGTTTTCATAAACTTCAACAAACAGATGGCTCTCTTCACGGATATTCTGCAAAAATGCAACTGCTGCGTTACGATACTGTTTGTCTGCCCTGACACCGCCCCGGAATGGGATCTTTTCTATCTCCTTTTTCTTCATTTCCTGCTGCCTCCCAGATAGTAATCACGGATCAGTTTTTTTGCAGTACCCATGTCCGGGTCTCCGAAGGTCACTTTTCCAGCGTTGACTCCTGCAGCCTTTATGATCTCCTTGTCCACAGGTACCTGGTTCTTAAAGGCATACTTCAAGATCTCTGCGATGCACTGCTTCAGGCTCTTTCCTTTCTTGCGGACCTGGTGTGCGACCATCTCATCCTCCATGCAGAGCCCACGGATATACTCCACCCAGTCATTCATCAGACCGGCCAGTTTCAGGGATCCGCATTCCACATCCAGTTTCCCCATGGCGGCCGTCACAGCATCGCAAAGATACGGGATATCACCGGACTGATACATCTCAACATAGTCTTCCGGGATGCCGTTCTCCTGCGCCATCACTTTCAGGCTCTGGATATCTCCTTCGTTCAGCAGGTTCTCTGCAAGCTCGTTGATCTCCCTGCAGCTGCTCATCTCTCCAAATCTTTCGAACATTTACATCTTCTCCTTTCGTTCACTTCATGCATTCTTCCCGGACTTTATCCGTAAAATACTGTAATTTACAACGATGACAGAACCAGTCCAGTTCTTCCTGTAACAGATCTTCCTGTCTGTGGCAGCACAGGTTATCGCAGACAAAGGTTCCCAATTCCTCAAGGCATTCATCTATTTCATCGCATTTACTCTGATTTCCCATTTCTTCCCCCTTGTTCAATAATGGTATCCTGACATCTGACACATTACTTTTCGCTCAGTTTGTTTCTCCATGTCTTTTTCGCATCTTCCCGCCGCCATCTGTTCCTGGAGCCAGCCGGAGTAACTGTGTTTATCAGTGTTTGCGGTTATTTCCAGTCGGTGTTTTTCTGCCAGTTCCCAGATGTTCTTCCATAAATCCGCATTTCTGATCAGGCCACCTTTTGAATCCTTCCAGGCCGTTTCTGCCATTTCTGAAAGTTTCGTAATGTGTGCCACCACGTAAGCGTCCTCTGTATGTACACAGATCCTGCTTGTTTTCGTGATCCTAGATAGTGCAGCCGCAAGATTCTGTAGGTTTGCACTGTGGTAAGTTCCGGATATACGGCTGAACCCTTCTACCGTCCGGATTGCGCCGGCGCAAATCGTCTCAAGGACATACCCGCACCTTCTGTCCATATTCTTTTGTACTTTGCTGTCTGTTTCCAGATATATGTCTACTTTCCACACTCTTCTCACCTCAGATCTGCAGCTTTATGCATGTATAATGCCGGTATGGGAACCCTGTGACCGGATTGATACCCATATGTACGGATTCCGGATCTATGTAATACCCTTTTGGAGCTTTTGGATAGATCATGTGTCCATACTTGTCCACCAGGCTCCTGCGGTTGATCACCTTCTGTTTTGGTTCTTTACGGATCAGGTTCCTGGAAGGATGATATCTCTTTACGCCTTCCGGCTCCCATTCTTCCAGCGGCTTGGCAATATATTCTGCCAGATCCGCAAAGCCTCCGGTGTCATTGACAGAACGGATGTTGATGTGTCCCTTTGTCCACAACTCCGTAAAAATCATGTCTGTACCTGTGTTCTCTGTCTGGATCCGGTTCACCAGGATATGGACATGGGGCCCTCCACGTTTTCCAATCTGCAGGCGGTATATGTACTTCAGTTCTTTTCCGAGCTTCCGGTATCTTTTCCTTACCTTTTTGATCAGGTCCGTCACATCCTTCTTCATCTGTTCCCATGCGGGGCGGTCCCCTTTTCGGTATGTGATCGTCATCCAGTAATCATACTTTCCGAAATTCCACTTGATCAGTCTTCTCAGGTCCCGCTCTCGTTTCCACTTGTTCTGCCTTTTGATATCTTCCGGAGAAGCCTTCTTTCTCTTCTCCCGTTTCTGTCCTCTGGCTCCATACCGTCCTGTGTGTTTCTCCTCTATCTCTATGGTTTCTCCACAGTCCCATAAGTGCCTTACATATGCGCATCTCATATCTCACCTGGTCCTATCTCTAATACTCCTTATCAAGCCTGTAAGGGGACTTATACCCCAAAAATAAATACGGGTTTTCGCCCGCGCCGCTTGACTGTTATCCACCCAGATGCTATGATGATATTGAACGTTTACATCTGGGGATTTTTCCCTTTGCCAGCACACTGCTATGTGCTGGCATTTTTTATCTTCGTTTCTGATACCCCGTCCCGACCACAGCAACAAACGCCACCTGCCAGAACAGCCCTGCCATCAGGATCATCTCTGCCGGGCTTCTCCACTGCCAGAACGGAAGGTTTGCCACCGGAAGGGCTATACAAAGGGATATGATTGCATCTCGTTTCATTTACTTCCACCTCTTATTTTTTCCAGCTCAGCTTCTATATCTTTTCCGCTGTAATCAGCAAGAAGCTTCTCGGATATGTTGTATGTCCATATTGAAGACATCTTAATTGCTGTCCCAATTGGAAGCTTCCCCTGCTGCATTGCAATCCGAACAAATTGTGGAGATGCATGCAGTATGGCTGCTGCTTCAACAGGCAATATCTTTCCAACTTCTATTTCAGTCACCTCCTACTGATCTGACATAAATATTGACTTTCTACTGTTTCTCTCCTATTCTTTTCTTACAGGCACTGCCATGCCTAATACATAAGAAAGAAGGAAAAAATATGTCTGACAAAAACTCTTCCTTGATTAATTTGCCTGATCTTCCAGATTCTATTGACAATGCTGTAAAAAACCTTACAGATAAGCCAACTCAAGGAGTAGGCCAAACATTAGCTGATGTATGGTATCTAGTGTTTGGCGGAATTACTCAAGCCGCTGATAAACGTCGCATGAAATATGCTCATGATCTGGAACTTTACAAGCAAGAATTGTCACAAAAAATTGCATCTATTCCCGAAGAAAACCTCATAGAGCCTAGTATTCAAACAACAGCCCAAGCTCTTGAAAATTCTAAATACTGTATTGAATCAGAAGAACTTCGTAAACTATTTGTGAACTTAATTTCCAAATCTATGGATAGCCATTACACTTCAAATGTTCACCCATCTTTTGCAGAAATTATCAAGCAGATGAGCCCCATCGATGCCAGAATTTTAAAAACACTTCACCCTAAATATAATTTTCCGGTTGTTGATTATGTGCTTGAAAATCATCTGACCTCCAGTTACGAATTACAGTTTCCTGCCGTTTATATATCTTCGCTTTCAGATATTGATATGTGGAGTGCCTCTTCCGCAATTTCATCTTTAGAAAGACTTGGAATAATTGCGTTAGATACTAGCTCTTCTTTTTCAGATAAGTCAGTTTATACTCCGTTTGAGGAAACCGATTACTATAAGACTTTTTCTTCAAAAGCTATTCGCTCTTACGCTTCAAAAAGAGCAACTATTCATAAATATCTTGGTTTTTTCACTCCTCTTGGGAAGAATTTTTTTGAAGTCTGCGTAAAGTAACCAACGTATTTTCATTGCTTTTAATTGTCATTTCACACATTTCTTTTACATAGCCATCTACTTTCTTGAAATAGTAGGTGGCTACTATTTTTGCCGTGATAGCTGAAACGATCGTGGAGACTATTATCATTGCCATCTCGCCTTTCCTCCTATCTGGCCTTGCGGGCCTCATGCTGATTCCTTCTGATCTGCCAAAAGGTATTCCATGGTTACCTGTCTTTTTTGTTATCGGTTGCAAATAAGTAATCCAGTGTTTTATCTGGGAAAAAACCATTTTTTATTTTCACACACTCTTTTAAGAGAATCGGACTCTTACCATTTAACTTAAACGAAAGTGTAGTTGGTGTAATTCCCAGCAATGCCGCAATACTAGATTGTGTTATCTTCCCTCGTGCCATCTCTGCTTCTAAGTTCGGAAACACTTTCTCACCTCTCTTTCTCGATTTTTCGTGATTATGTTTTAAAGTATATACGAATTTTCGTGATTGTCAATACTGTTTTTCGATTTTTCGAGATTTTGTATTGATTTATTATGTATTTATATTGATTTTTCGAGATTTAAGTGGTATTATCAGTTTAGTGAAAGTTCTAAACAGGAGGGTAATCATATATGCAAGAACTTGAAGCAAAAATTAAATCTCTTATTATAGAAAAATACGGAAGTCTCAAAAAATTTTCTGAAACAATAGATATGCCTTGGACAACATTAGACAGTATTCTCAAACGTGGAATGGCAAATTCCAACATAACTAATGTACTGAAAATTACCCGTGAACTCGGCCTTGATGCAGAAAAAATAGTTGATGGTGATATTGTTTATTCAAACAAACAAGAGCCTACTATTCTCGCTGCCCACTTCGACGGTGAGGAGTATACAGAAGACGAACTGAAAGAAATCCGTCAGTTCGCAGAGTTTGTAAAAGGAAAAAGAAGATAATTGGCAGATATACCAGATGTGTTTTGACAATATAATATACTTACCCAGGGAACTGTTGGGGCGTTATGTCAGCCGCCGGACACTTCTGTGAAAGGAGGCTGGTGCTGATGGTTACATACAGTGATTTATTTACTTTTGTAATTATGCTTTGTGCAGTCATAACTCTTGTTATTACTTTTATGCATAAAAAATAGCGCCCTCGTCCTGGTAAGATAAGGCGCTATTTTTAGCAATTACTCTTGCCGGCGGTCAGGTGTACGCTGACCAACGGTTCTCTTGTTAAGTATATTATAAGTCACTTAAAGATATTTGTCAATTTTAATATACTTGAGCGGGAGGTTTAAGGTGAATACATACGAAGAATTGCAAGACGCTGCCTGCAAGGATGGTATAGATGTTATAGATTATCCTTTTGGAACTGAAAGAATAAAAGGACTGTATTGTGATGGAACTGTAGCTATTCGAAAAGACATTGAAACTCAGGCCGAAAAGTCCTGTATTCTGGCTGAGGAACTTGGTCACCACTATACTACCACAGGCAATATTCTGGATCAGTCAACTGATGTGATGAACCAAAAGCAGGAATACCGGGCCAGACTTTATGGCTATAACCTCCGTGTAGGCCTGATCGGGATCATCAATGCATACGAAGCCTGCTGCCGGAATCTTCACGAGATGGCTGAGTATCTGGAAGTGCCGGAGGATTATCTCACTGAAGTAATCGACTGCTACCGTTCCAAATACGGACAGTATACTGCTGTGGACAATTATATAATCTATTTTATTCCACAGTTGGCTGTGATGAGAATTGATGCTTTATAATAAATGCATAATGATGGCATAGAGTAATAACTAAGTAGCAAAGGTCGGAAAGGCTCCCGACACACTCACAAGAGTACCTGAGATGATGGATACGCCGCCCATCTTGTTACTTGGATTATCTTAAAGGTGTTGTCATTATGACAGCGCATTTTTTATTTTATGCTAAAGAACACAAATAAGCGATTTTCTGTAAAGAACGTCGTATTATTTATGTATATTATATTTTAAAGGAGGATCTTTATGAAAAAGAATCTAAAAAATCACTTTTTAACCATTTTAGCTATCCTATGTTTAATTTTTCTGTTTTCTTTTCCCGTGCATGCTGCTGAAAATAAGGTTTCTGTTGGAGGAGAAATTACTTTGTCATTTAATGCAACAAGTGATTACGAAGTAGACTGGAAAATAGAATCTCCTTCTTATCTGCAAAAAACTGGCACCGGTCGTTCTTCCATTCAATTTGGAAGTTTTATTCAAATAGTAAATTCTGCAACCTTTAAAGGTTTATCTGTAGGAACTACAAAAGTATCCGCTTATAATCGTTCAACAAATGCTCTTATAAGTGAAACCACGGTTTCTGTTGTCCCTTCAATCAACTTTAAACTCAACTATAACGTTCTAATTCTTGGTTATAATGATTCTTTCCAATTAAAACCAATTAATGTCCCAGAAGGTGAAACTGTGACTTGGAAAAGTGATTCGTATTTTATCTCTGTAAATAATGATGGTGTTGTTACCAACCGAGATTTTTGGGAATCCGAAAATGGCACAATTACGTGCCAAACTTCTGACGGAGTATACAAAGCTACTTGTAAGGTTATTAGTGAAACGCCTAAATATACAGCTAATCAGCAAATAAATGTTGGCGATTCCACCCAGCTCACTTTTTCTTTTGAGCATCACAATGCTAACGATTTCGACATCCAATGGCAAAGTTCTAACCCTAACTCAATTTCAGTTGATTCAAATGGCTATATTACAGCTCATTCCCCGGGCATTGTAACTATAACCGGAAAAATCGGAAATTATGCTTTGCGCTATACTATACGGTCCATAGTAAAAACAACACCTGCTCCGCAACCAACTAAACCTGCAGTCAAAAAAATCTCCGCTTCTAAATTCTCTGTGCAAACTATCAAAAATCAAACTTATACTAAAAAGAAAGTTTGCCCATCCGTTATCGTAAAATATAGCGGAAAAGTTTTAAAAAAATCTGTAGATTACAAAATTACTTACAACAATAACCTTCAGATCGGCAAAGCGAAATGTACAATAACTGGAATTGGCAAATACTCCGGATCTAAGTCAGTTTATTTTTATATAACTCCTGCTAAGCAAACAATTACCTATTTAAAATCGCTGAAATCGCAAACAGCTTCTTTAAAATTTACAAAACCTTCCAACTTGAGCATTGTACAGATTTGTTATTCAACAAATTCAAAATTTAAGAACGCTAAATATTCTACCACTACAGGCGGTTCAAAAACTATAAAAGGATTGAGTAGTAAAAAAACTTATTATTTTAAAGCCCGAACTTATAAAGTTGTGAACCATAAAAAGATATATGGGCCTTACAGCAATATCAAAAAAATTAAAATTAAATAAATAAAAACCGGCCCCTGCGCCAACAGGAACCGGCACGTAGCTTCCGAAGATGCTACCTATTTCGCAAAAATATTGTATCATCTTCGAAGCAGCCTTGCAAGCGAAACTCTCGTTCGCTGGCTGTTATTTTTGTACTCATTTTTACAAGGAGGATGATATTTATGAAGTTACCAAATGGCTTCGGATCTGTATATAAATTAAAGGATAAGCCCAGACGCAAGCCATGGATGGCCATTAGAACTATGCGTTGGGATATTGATGAGGAAAAACGAACTTCCAGGCAAGTGAGAAAAGTAATTGGATACTATGCCATAAAGCAAGAAGCTATCACTGCCCTGACCCATTACAATGAAAACCCTTATGATCTTGATTCCCGCACTCTGACCTTCTCTGATGTGTACGAAAAATGGACCGCTTCTTACTTTCCTACAATCGGAGCATCCAGCACCAGAACGATCACTGCTGCCTACCGGTATTGCAAACCACTCTATGACATACGTATGAAAGATATTCGTGTTGAACACTTAGAGCAAACCATTCTGAACGCAGATGTTGGTAACAGTACAAAGGGAAGAATAAAAAGCGTTTTTAATCTTATGTATAAATACGCGCTGAAACATGAAATCGTTGACAAAGACTATGCACAACTCTGCAGTGGCGTAAAACGTACAGCTCCACAAATTGTCCGCATTCCTTTTTCTGATCAGGAAATTGAATCTCTCTGGGAACATCTGGAAATTCCCTTTGTGGATATGATCCTTGTTGGAATTTATTCCGGATGGCGTCCACAGGAACTGGCTGTACTTAAGATTGCAGATGTTGACCTTGCAAATATGTTTTACTCCGGTGGTCTAAAAACAGATGCCGGAAAGAACAGGATCGTTCCTATTCATCCATTGCTGGCTGATCTGGTTACAAAAAATTATAATCAGGCTGTTGAAACGGGAAGTGAATATCTTTTTAATGATCCGGACGGACAACAGGGAACGCACCTGACTTATGATAAATATCGTGGCCGTTTCCGGAAAGTTATGGACAGACTTGGAATGGATCACAAGCCACACGACACCAGGCATACTTTTATCACCAAAGCCAAAGAAGTTGATATGAACGAATACATATTAAAAATGATCGTAGGGCATGAGATACGGGATATCACTGAAAAAGTGTATACCCACCGTACTCTTGATGATCTGAAGAATGAAATGAAAAAAATCGAAAAATAATGATCAGCGGCGGAGCTTATCTGCCGCTTTTTCTATTTCAAAAAGTGTTAGCTACGAGTGTTCGCTACGTGTTAGCTACGTGTTAGCTATTGCTGTTTTTTCGCACTTTTTGAGAATATTTTGTTCTATTCCGATCCAAAAAGAAAAAGGCCGCAAACCCTAAGGTTTACAGCCTTTCCCACTATTTTTCGTTATCCGAAATTAGAATTTGCCAGCGTCAGCAGCTTCCTGTACGGAAACAGCTACAGCAACTGTCATACCAACCATCGGGTTGTTTCCAGCGCCGATAAGACCCATCATCTCTACGTGAGCCGGTACGGAAGAAGATCCTGCGAACTGAGCGTCAGAATGCATACGTCCAAGTGTATCAGTCATACCGTAGGAAGCAGGACCTGCTGCCATGTTGTCCGGATGAAGTGTACGTCCTGTACCACCGCCAGAAGCAACAGAGAAGTATTTTTTGCCTTTCTCGTTGCACTCTTTTTTGTATGTTCCTGCTACCGGATGCTGGAAACGAGTCGGGTTTGTGGAGTTTCCTGTGATGGAAACGTCAACGCCCTCTTTCCACATGATCGCAACACCTTCCGGAACGCTGTTAGCGCCGTAGCAGTTAACCTTTGCACGAAGTCCCTCTGAATAGGATTTACGGAATACTTCCTTAACCTCGTTCTTATATGGATCATACTCTGTCTCTACATATGTAAAGCCGTTGATACGGGAGATGATCTGAGCAGCGTCTTTTCCAAGACCGTTCAGGATAACACGAAGAGGTTTTTTACGAACCTTGTTTGCTTTCTCTGCGATACCGATAGCACCCTCAGCTGCTGCGAAAGACTCATGTCCTGCAAGGAAGCAGAAGCA